CGGCGTCCAGGGCATCCCCCAGGTGAAGCGTGGGATGGGGATTTTAACCCTCCCCAGCCCCAACCGCCCAAGCCTAAGCCACCCAAGCCTAAGCCACCCGAGACGGAACTTGAAATGCAGCTTCTTTCCGGTAAGCAAGAGAGCGGCCAGGTAATGGCCGCCTTCGTGGATCACAAACGCTGCAAGGACTGCTACAGCCAACATCACCATGCCTATCCCCCCTATAGCTTGATGATATACGCCAGCTCATAGTAGGCGGGACGGTTATCGAAGGCCTGCCCGCCACCTACCGTTGAACTCGACGTGTTGATTTTGTCCTTCACCGTGGAGGTCGGTGTCCCGAACTGGTCCGCGACAATCGCTGGGACGTTTTGATTGCCCCCCGCCCTGAGCATCCCCTGTCCTATTCCAGAAATCGTGTGACTATGCCCGACCGTTTCGGCGTTCACGTCGTGCTTATGCGCGGGGAGATTCGCCTCCGACAGCGTTATCGCATCGCTGCCTCCGGAGCCGCCCGGATTGGTCGTTGCATCGGGGACCCCACGGATGAACTTCCCCAGCAGGTTTGGCCTGCCGTCCTGCCCATCGCAGAGCGCCCAGCCTTCGGGTACTTCAGAGAGCACCCCACTCCACATTAAGACCATGCCTTTTATAAAAGGCGCAGGCGGCGGTGGCACCATCGCCTTTATGGTGTGTTCCCGACCGTTCTTCTCGATCAATATGTTCTCTCCAGCGACGAGGGTAGGAAGCCCCTTTTGGTCATCTTCCATAAGAGCCTTCAATCCCGCCGGGGTGACCGCAAGCGTCTCGGAGGCCTCCTCCTTCGTGGCCTCACCAGTGGCCAGTTGGACCACCCCAGGCGATGACAGGGAGGCGCTGGGAATATCTTGAACTCCACCCCATGGCACTGTAGCAGCCGTCCCGGCGGAGGTGGCAGTATCCGCCGTCGTGGCATGGTCCGCCGACTTCGCAGACAGCACTTTCCCGGTTTTGTCAGGGTCGTAGACGGACTGCAGCATGTCGCCGCTCCCAAGCCCATCGGCCCCCTTTGCAGCCAAAAGGTCCCACGTGCTAGTAGAGGGAGTTGTCGCAGTCGCAGGGGGGCTTGTGTTTGTGCTTCCTGCTTTTGCTATCCAGACGTTCCCAGCGTATTGAACGGCATCATTTTTAGCGTATTCTGTAGCAGAATCCCATGCCCCTCGCCAAGTTATGCCTGTAGGGCCGACCGGCCCTGGGTCGCCCACACGCCCCTTAATGCTGCCCTGCAAAACCCAGACGTCCGAGGCCTTCTTGTAGACCTCGCTCGTGTCAACATTAAGGTACATATCTCCATTCGCGCCAAGTGCTCCGGAAGGGACACCGGCTCCGGACAGCCACCGTGCGGGCTCGCCTTTGGCCCCCGTGTCGCCCTTCGGCCCCTGCTTGCCTTGCGGCCCCCTGAAGTTGCCGACCAACTCCCATCCCGTCGCGGTACGGCGGTGAATGTCGCCAGTCGTGCCGTTGAAGTTGACGTCGCCGATATTGCCCACGCTGGCGGATGGGGTCTCGTCGTAGTACCACTGCACGCCGTCCTTGCCGGGCTCGCCTTTCGGGCCAATCAAGGAGCCGCGCCTAATCCAGCCTGCGCCCTCCTTGCGGTAGATATCCCACGTCGAGGAATCCAGATACCAATCGCCTTCCTTGCCGTCTGTAGGGGCAGGGGCGCTCGGGCCGCCGAGGATTGTGTTGCCATCCTTGCCAGGGTCCCCCTTGTCGCCCTTGAGGTTATTCTGAAGGGCGCTCTTGAACTGCCGGACAAGGCTCTCGATCTGATAGGCAAGGTCTGCGCTGATGCTCCATCGCCCTGTGAAATTACGGATGATGGCATACTCTGCATTTGCCTCATTACCACCCTTCCATGGTTGTGAAAGAGTTATCTGTCGGTCCTCGTCAACACTCAGAATTTCGTAAAATTCCTTGGCCGGGCCGTCCTTCGTCAACGAGAAGATATCGCCGACGCGGACCGTCGTCAGCCAGAAGGTGCCAAGTCCGACAACAATATTGCTCCCGGTTTCGACCTTGACCTTTCCATCTCGATACCATATCTGGTCTGCCATAAGTTACTCACCGTCCTTGTAAAAAGGGAGGACCTCGCGAATTTTTGCGAAGTCCTCCATCATCTTGTTTTGCTTCTCCGGTCTCCCAGCTGCTGCCTCAGCATGTGCCTCCAATTGCTTCTCCGGAGGCCAGGCTTCCAGATATCGCCGCCGACGCTCGGCTGAAACCTCATCCCTCGTCGGGCGATGCACCACTCGCAATCGCGCTCACCTCCGCATCCCAATCCAAATAGGGGAACGCCTCCACGTGGATATAATACGTTCCTGGCATGAGCGTGGACCATTCCAGCTCTCCGTCCTCCACCCCATATCGGTGTTCGCCAATCTGGACCGTGCAGGGGAGCGGAAGCCCGGAGAGAACGAGAGTATCTTTCCCGTCGGCGACAAGCTCCGTTCGATCGCATCGGGTCTCTTGATGCGGACGGGGGCAAATTACGGGCGGGGACCGCTTTATATCAACATAATGGGCAGAATCGTTCCCTTCGCCAAGAACGATAGATTCACCCCGCTCTATCAAGAGATTAATGATAGAGGGGGTGTTCTCCCCTGAATACAATATCCGCCCCGTCTTCGGGTCGTAAGACTGGAACAGCATTTTGCACACTCCTCTACCTGAAAATTGAAGTTGCCGTAATCGTGCGGCTCCACGTTCTTATCCATTTCCCGCCGCCGGAAAACCGGAAGTCTATGTAATACGTATACCGCCCCGTCGGAGGCTGGTCTCGGAAGGCATATGTCGCCGAAATTCTATCAACCGAGTTGTTTCTGAAATACGGGACAATTTGTAACACGGTACCGTCACGACGCAGACGTAGATCGATGGAGCCTCCCGCGCAATCCACCCCGGCTACCATCAAAATATCCGTAGGCGTCCAGCGTTCTGTGTCCACTGTTACATTCAACCCAGGCTGATCTGTCGTCCATGCACCCCCAGTCGGGCTTTCAGAGATTTCATAGCTTGACTGGTTCTGTGCTGTGGCAGTTAAAGTCCTTCCCTTGATCTTAAAGCGGCTCACTGACAAGTCCTCTATGAACGCACTGTTCATCACGACCTGATAACGGTTGTTTACCGTACCGATGACAAAGGCATATTGTGGCTTGCCACCATTGACCCCTGGCTTGCCCACCATGAAAGTATCGGTGTGGAACACCGTAGCGGACTTCCCCTGCCCATTGTTGACCATGACTAATCCAGTGATATATCCGTTGGAATCCAGCTTCGTTGCCCACTTTGTGCCGTATCCATCCACGGTTTGAGCCAACGTCTGCACGGACGCAATATTCCCGTTCAGTCTGGATTGCACTGTCGATATGCTTGAAGCCAACGCCGAATCCTGCCCGGCCCGGACCTGCTCTTCACGCCAAATTGAGGCCCGGACCTCTCCGAGGTCTGTCGTGAGTTTCGCCTGTAGCTCGTTGACACGTTTTGCCTCTGCCTCGTCGCGCGCTGCACGTGTCTTTGCCTCCTCCTGGATGGCTGCAAACGCAGAGCCCGGCTGTGGGTTTGCCGGGTCTCCGATGATGGATGCGATGGTGTCCATTCGCTCCGCCGTCGCCTCATCCTTGGCGGCTCGTGCCTTTTCCTCGGTCCGAATGGCTCCATACACGCTGTCGGGAGTTGGGTTCAAAGGGTCACCGATGACCGTCAGTACCTCGTTGATTCGCTTGCCCGTAACCTCGTCCAGTGTTGCGCGGGCCTCCATCTCGTCCTTGATGGCACCGTATACGGTATCGGGGCCAGGGTTTGCCGGGTCGCCGATCATCACGACCACGCCCTCGACCTTTTTGGCGAAGGCCTCTCCCTGTTCTTCGCGCTTCTCGGCCTCGTCTACTACGGCCGCAAGCGTGTGGTTCCAGCCCTCCCACTCTGAAATAGACCCGTCAAGTTTTGCCTCAGCCAGTTTCTCCGCCGCGCGTTCTGTGAGCTTCTGCTGCCAGAAGTCCCCATAGTCACGGATGCTGTTTTTTATGATCGTCTCAGACAGTTCTTCAGCAAGATCGCGTATCTCCTCTATCGGCTTTTGCAACTCCTCGATAGCTTCCTTGATCGTCGGGTCTTTCAGCAGCTCATCGATAATGCTCTGGAAGCTGTCAGGGTCAATAACGCAGGGCGTTCCAGCCTCTGAGTTAAAAGCTGACTTCTGTCCAGTGTAATTTACGGCACGGACCCAGTACCAGGCCACGCCACCGGCTGGGAGCAGGCGCGTGAAGGTGTCTGCTCGCGTCTGGCCGACCTGAACTGCCTTGCTTCGGTCGTCCTCGAACGCCTCCCAAACCTCGATATGGGATAGGTCAATATTCGGGGGATTCGTCCAGGATAGGCTTGCAAACCCCATCCATCCCACAGCCTCAAGATTCGTTGGCGGGTCTGGGGGGATTCCATTACCCAAAACAATCCCCTCAGAGTTGGCATAAGCCCATTCGGACGGAGGGAGCCCAGCGTACAGGGCACGAACGCGCACGCTGTAGATAGAAGTCGTTTCCCTCAATGGGCACTGCGCTGTCCTTTCCGACGTGTTGACGTGCTCGCCCCAAAGGCCGTTGTCATGTTTCCACTCGACCTCGTAAGTTATGGGTTTCTGCCCTCGGTACGACCATGTAGCCCAAAGCTCCGCCACCCATTGCCCAGTTCTGGAGTAGTACCCAGATGGCGTCAATATGAGGTTCGCAATCCGGTTCACCCCCTCCGAATAATCTATATTCGGAGGCAACACAGATTCAGTATAGAGCTCGGCGATATACTCCGTGCAGGTCATCGTCACGTGGAGGTCTCCGTTCCGCACCATCTCTTGAATACGGAACGGCTTAGCAACCTTGTTCACCTCGCCGATGGCGAAGACGTCATAAGGACTTATCCCGCTTGCTCCTGAAATCCGGACCGTATCCGTTTCCTCCCCGCTGCCTCCAGAGGTCACGGTGCGCTCGATCACTGTGTCGTCCTGCTTGCGTATCAGGATGCGGTAGCTCGCACTGGGGTTAAGGGTTACGGCATGATCAAGTTTCAGCGTCCCCTCGGAGGCAGAGAGAATACGTCCGCCTTGCCCCCATTGCGGCACATCGTGCTGCACAAGAATGACGTCGCCTACCTGGCAGGCGATAGCGTCGATATCTGCCGTGAACGATATCGTCCGAAGGATGTATTTGTTCTGGTTCAGACGATACAGGCCCTCGCGCCAGGCCTGCTCGAAGCTCGTTATCCCTACCAGCTGGACCGATACCGGGTTTGCGGGGCCGTCCATCTTGTCGAACCCATCCGCGTAAACGGTGATCTGCTCCCGCTCGAAGTTCTTTGCCTCATTCAGGAACGATATCTCAACGGCATTCGCGCGGCTCTCAAGGGGGAGGAACTCTCCGCTGAAGGACCCTGCCAGGATGTTCCCCATCGTAAAAAGCTGGACGGGCTCGCTAGGCTGGTCCCACATACAGGATATCTTCGTCCCGCGCATCACAACAGAGCCCCGCGCCGAAGTTGCCACGTCGTTTGCCCAGTCCCACAGGTTCTTGCTCTCGTCGATCAAGAGGTTCATCTTGAGGGCCGGCCGGTTGCCAATCTGCCTGTCGTTCCATTGTGCCCACGCCTTGAACGCCGGCAGGTCCATCCGCTCTGGTTTCTCGCCGAACACGCATATCCGCCCGTCCAAGTCCCGCGCCCGAACGCAGAGATCGTAAACAATCCACGCCGGGTTCTGCGCGTCCTTTTTAACCCATGAGCCATTATCGTTGACCAGCACGGTCTTGCGCGTCTGGCGCCAAGTGATGACCGGCGTCCCCCCGCTGATCTGGTTCGTTGCCTGAATCCGAATCCCCAAAAGAGCCTTGCCGGGATGAACCATCGGCTCCTCGACGACCGCCGTCATGCTGGTCCAGATAGTACGGTTACGGTCCTTCGTGGGATTGACGCCATCCTTCGCAAACATACGGGCTCGGACGCGATACTTTCCGGACTGGAGTTTCCCCGTCCTTCTTACGCGCGTGAAGGGCTTCGTCGTGGCGTCCTCGATTTTTTCCCTAAACCAATGCGTCCAGCTTCCCCAGCCCCCACCAGGCTCCCGCCGCGAATACTGGAACTCAGGCTCAACCCAGTGTTTCTCAGGTCCCGATCTCGTTTCAGGGAACCACGCCATACCCTCTGGGAAGTCCAGCGTTACTTCAATGTAATCCAGGGCGTCGCCTTCGATCTCGTAACTCATCCACTCTCCGGGGAGATTCTTGTTCAGCTCGCCATTGGCGCCTTTGCCAACCTCCAACGTGAACCCAACAAACTGGTTGTCATAGAGATTCTCGAACCCCTCGATGGGGTTTTGTGTGTTTGCCCCCGGTCGTGTGTCGTAGATAGCCCCCTCGTAGTTTTCTACGGGGTTGTCATTCACCCGGATATCGGAGAACTCGTCAATCGGCCCTTCGCCACCGCACAGAAGAAGCTCCATGTACTGCACGTCATCCTCCACGCGGATATGCTGATTGACAACCTGACCCGCAGTGCGGATGGTCCCGTAGGTGATGGGGACCACCGCCCCCTGATCGTTAATAGGCTGTAAGGCCCCCCATCTATAGGATTGATCGTCGTCCCCGGACTTCATCTTGGGTGCAAAAGCGTTTGAGATAAGCTGCCCCCCAAGCATCAAGGTAAGCCCGCCTGCCAATTTCCCCGCAATCCCCGCCATGGCGGAGCTCCCCATCATGCTCGTTACACCGGAAGCAACGCCAAAGGAGAACATGGCCAGCGCAATTCCAGCCAAAATCGCCAGGGGGTTCTTGCCTCCATTCCCCCCGCCGCCTCTCAGGACAGGGCAGACGGCCACAAAATCGCCAGGGTACACAATTTGTGCCTCAAGCTGTCCTGGGCCGTACACCCTGCCGTTGATCGAGGCGTGGTATTCCTGTTCGTCTCCTACGGCGACGTGCTCCTCCAAAAAGGCCTGAAGCGTGCGTCCCAGCCCAACGTCCACAACACGAATATCACGCTCTCGCGTGTTGAACGGGTTTTTCAATATGGCCAACGTTACCGTCATGCTCCCGCCTCCTTCGGCGTATAAAAACCCTCAATCCGGCGTCGCCACGCCGGAGATGCCACGAGCTCGATGACGACACCGGTCTTCTCTCGCGTATGCAGGAACTTGCCTTCCCCAATATGCACCCCGACGTGATTCACACTTGGGGCATTAAAGCGGATTGCGACCACCGCGGGAGTAGGAACGTTCGGCAATTCATGCCGCTGCCACAAGGGGCGTTGCTCTGTAAAGTGCAGCAGGAAACTCTCGGCATCGTAGCAGCAGACTTCGTAATCCGGGAGCTCCAACCCAAACCGCCGGTACACCTCCCGGCAGAGCCCCCAGCAGTCGAACGCATCCGGGCCCCGGCCTCCGTCCGCAAAGGGGATGCCGATAAGATCATCCACGATCTGCATAAAGTCCTCCCTGCGGGATGGCCGGCTCCCCACCGAAACGTCTGGAGTTGCCCCGCTCCTTGCAGGCGCTCAGGCTCTTGTCGCAGGTTGGCAGCCCCGATGCGCACTTGCACTCCGGGCCCTTGTACTGAAAGGGACAAAAGTTTTTCATGAAGCGACGCTGCGGGATCCGCCGGAACAGGTTCACAGAGCCTGATAGATTGAACGTCACCCAGTCCTGGTCGTAGCTCGTAGACTGCACGGAAAATTCCTCGTCTAGCTCCGGAGTGGCTAATTCCAGATGATTTGACATCACGACCATCATGCGGACCGTGGCGCCAACGCCGCCGCCCGCCTGCTCCAGATACCCCTCCACGGTGCGGGTCACGTTTGACACGCGCACGGCAAAGCGCGGTAATTCTCCGGTCCCGCTCTGTTTGGGGGCATCCAGCTCCAGAGGGAACGCTGTCCAGGTCTCCCCGTTCCACCGGATATCCTCCGTGTTGCGACAAAGCCGAATGACCGTATTCTGCGACACCGTGATCTCCAACAGGAGAATCCACGCGCCATCCGAAACCAGCTTGTTTTTTTCCATCTTCGCGACGGCAGATAGATTCAGCATCGACTACACCTGCTTTAAGGTCAAGGTAACGTTCCAGCAGTCCATCACGGTATGACGTCCAGTGATCGGGCCCTCGAAACGCACCTGAAAAACTACGTTCTCCCTGGGGTGCCTCCACCCAAAGGCTAAAGCCCCACCTCGCGCCTGCTCAAAAAAAGCACGAAGGCGGCGGTAGTCCGCCCCCCTCATGTTCGCCCACCCAAGCTGCCATCCACGTCGTATCCGCGTGTACCTGGGGCGGGTTTTAACGGCCCCGCTTTCCGCCTCGCTACGAATCGCCGGGTCCTCCGTCGTTTCCTCCAAACTGCTCGGCAACTGTACATTGGGCCAGTCCATGGTTGCTCCTTTTCCAGCTTCAAAAAAACACACCTAATATTTACGGCGTGCATTGACAAATACTTTTTACACGTGTTATAATTATCTCAAGGAAGGGGGATGAACGATGAAGAAGCTCAAGATAAATCCAAACAAAATCTATTCTTCGTCGGAAATCATCAAGATTCTCAAATTGGATGGATGGGAGCTTTTCCAGACTGAAAGCAGCCACTTCCAATTCAAGCACCCTACGAAGAAAGGGAAGGTGACCGTGAAGCACCCCGATAAAGACGTTCCCCTTCCTACGGCAAGGTCAATATGGAGACAGGCGGGGCTTTTATAGCCCCGCCCCAAAGGAGGATGCAGACAATGAACGCAAAACCAGATAAATACCGTTATCCGGCCTTCCTGGGCCTTGATAAGCACACTGGGCGATATTACATCCTGTTTCCCGATCTTCCTGGATGCACGACAACCGGAGATACCGAAGACGAAGCCCTTGAGTGCGCTAAAGAAGCTCTGGCCCTCCATTTGTTTGGGATGGAGGACGACAAGGACGATATCCCCGCTCCCAGCCCGCTTACGGGACTTAAAGGAGAAGAGGGAGAAGCCGCGGTTTTGATTGAGGTTTGGATGGCTTCGTTTCGAGAGAAGATGGAAACGAAAGCCGTCAATCGAACCGTTACGCTGCCCGGATGGCTCGACAAGGAGGCAAAAAGCGCATCTCTCAACTACTCTCAAATCCTGCAAGACGGGATTATGGAGCGACTGAACATCAGCCGACAGATTGCAAAGCTCAAAAGACCCCGCGCAAGAAGAACAAAAGAACCGGCAGCAATTTAAGTTTGGGCGGGCTGAAGCGATTGCACGTTTCAGCCCATCCTCTTACCTCCTGAAATTCCTTGTTATCGGCCCATTTGTGGCCTGGTCCTTCAAGATGATTCCCACCACGGCCTGGCCAAATTGCTCGTTGAAGTCCACCGATGTTTGCTCCGCCCGGATGGGCGTGGCGGTCTGGTTCTCGACGTTTACGACAATGCTGGGGGCCGCGCCGACCCCGCCGTTGGCACGCACGCCCAGACGCCCCTGCG